TTATGCCGGCATGTTCCCCACATTGGAGTCATTTTGCCAGGTAATGGACCAATGCACAGAGAATTATGAGTGCTTAGTCATCAATAATAATGCCAAATCAAATAAGCTACAAGACCAGGTCTTCTGGTACAAGGCAGACGCACATAATGACTTCAGATTAGGGTCAAAAGAGTTCTGGGAACTATCCAAACAGATAAATGATGATGACGAAGAGGAGCAATATGACCCAAATAACGTAAAGAAGCGTGGCGCGGGACCCAAAATTGCGGTAAAAAAAAGCAAATGGTAGAAACCAAAATGAACAATTTATTAAACCCATTTAAATAATCCACATGGTTCACATTTATAAAATTTTTTTCCCTTATTTGGTCCTTCTTTTTTAACAGATAAAATTTTAACACACGAAGAACATTTTTGACAAATTCCTTTGGTTTTCAAAAAACAACTACCACAAGTTTTTCTCCATTCTTTATCTGTTTCAGGTATTAACACATCATCTCCGCACTCAATACAGTCAATATAAATATGTGTTTGAGATTGTTTATTTTGTTTAAAACAAACAGAACATCTAGTCTTGTAAGATTCTGGAGACATTATATAGTCATCGCAATCAAGACACCTCCTAACAATAGAAACGCATGTATTGCAAAATTTAGCATCTGACTTTATAGGTGATGTAAAATCAATATTACATTTTAAACAAATAGATACTTCTTTTATCTGAATACATAGAGAACACAATTTTTTATTTTCAAGTTTTCTTGTTTCTTGTTTACAATTTAAACAAGAAATTGTCTGTATTTCTTTTAAAATTTGTTTATTCAGTTTTTTTGACTTCCTTTTAATTTTATTTGGAATGCACGAACAAATACCATTGATGCTACTACTGTTAGTAGGACTATATATAATTTTATCCTTTTGGCAAATAATACATCTATTATTAATAGTATATTTAATTGCTTCTGTTTCAGATTCCGAACTAGAGCTTGATTTATTTTTTTCACTCCTTTGTTGTTTTTTTATTGATCGTTGATTTTCTTTATATCCTTGAGGCCATCCATTTTTGATTTCATCTTTTCTATCTCTTGCTGCTCTCTGCATTAATTTATATTGTTCATCATTTTCACTAATAACACGATGTCTTTTGTTACAAATGCTACCTACATTAAAGCAAACTCCTGACAAGTTATTTTCAAATTCAAATACATTTTCTATTGGCTGACTACATATACAAGTGTGAGACCCATCATTTTCAGCATCGTGTCTATATGAAGCACAAGTGAAATCACTATTATCGCTATTATTATGATCATCATTTAATTCATTGAATGCTATTTTTAGCTGTAAAAAGCTTTTTAGTTGTAAAATGTAACTTTTTGGATATGTTAATAATAATAAGAATATAAATTTATCTGGTTTTTCTGGAGTTTTTCCATCGTAATATTTCGTCATAAAATTTGTTAGTTTAATCCAATAAATACAATAATTTTCTGGATTTGAAAATTTTATAATAAAGTCTGGTTCACTCATACAAGATAAAATTAATTGTTTAAATGCTTCATTCCAAATTAATATAGTAATAGCAATCCATTTTCCATTATTTGTATATTCTTGAATTTGTTCCATTTGATAATAATTATATTAGTTTATGTTTAATATAATTATTTAATTCTTTTCAATTTTATATTATTACTATTCATCCTTCTCTTTCTCTTTCATTGAAAAAGGTCCACTAACAAGCTCAGAACGGCCATAATCTGTTTTGCCTGTAATAATATTGTCGCCATCAAATAGCTCCGAACGAATGTCCGCAACAGAGATGGTCTCCTCATTAGTGGTAAGCGCCTTCTCTTGACTGGTGGCACTAACACCAATCAAATTGCCTTCCTGGTCAATATCTTGCGTCAAAATGTTACCGTGTTTATCCGCATTCTTCTTATTTTCATCAATGGCCTTTTGCTTAGTCTCCTTGACACGTGATTCAAAGGCATTTTTCGCGGCGGATTCGTTCTTTTGCTTTTCCTGAGCAAGTTGATTGAGTTCCTCCTCCATATATTCAACGCGACCGGTCTTGTAAGCCTCAGGATCCCAAGGCAACCAAGTGCCAACAGGGCCAACAAATACGTCAAAACTTGGGTCCACTTCTCGGATCAATTTAGCGCGCATCTCTGCTTCCTCTTGAGAAGCAAAATGACCACGAGCTTTGAAACCACGCACCGAAGTTTGAAAATTATTCTTGATATTAAATTGCTTTTCAAGTTCATCCTCTTCTTTATCCATGAAGGTCTTATAGTCATCCTCAATAGAAGATGATATAATATTGTCACGCTCTTCCTTGACAAATCCTTCATAGTCCTTCATAACATCCTCAAAGGATAACTTATATTTATAAGACATAAAATTAATAAATTGATGAAATTTTTCCATAGATTTAGAAAATTCCCATCTCTTTAGGAATTCTTCAAAAAAGAACATCTCTTTTTGCTTCAAAATTTTCTCAGGAGTAATAAAAGAAAAACAACCAAATGTTTGGCCCGCAATAGGCTTGTCTACTTCAAGCAAGTCTACATATTTAGAATTAGATGATCCATCTTTGTTTTGTTTACGTTCAAATGCCAACTTTTTGGCGATGTTAGATTTAGATTTTCCGCTCATTATATATTAATTAATTTAGTTCGTTTTAAGTATTAATTAATTAAATTAATAATTTTATTAATTTATTAATTTATATTATTTATTTTCTTTTTATTTTATATATAGGATGTTTAATACAAACGAACTTATTAAGCGAATTATCAAGTATATCGTTGAAGGTTTAATGGTTGCTATTGCTGCTTTTGTTATTCCTAAGAAATCTATGAATTTAGAAGAAATCGCCTGCTTGGCTTTAACAGCTGCGGCTACCTTTGCCATTTTGGATACATATATTCCTAGCATGGGAGTGAGTGCTCGTTCTGGTGCTGGATTCGGAATTGGGGCAAATTTAGTGGGCTTCCCTGGCGGACTTTAAAACCCACCTTTACCAATGCCTCTGTGAGACATTACAAAGGTGGAGCCAAACTAACATAAATATAAATAATATAAATACAATTAGATATCTATATTATTCATGGATTGGGTATATATATACTAAAATATTTAAAAATAATGTAATATTTATTTTTCTAAACCGTAGGAATAAATTCCCAATCTAATTCAACACACATTTTTTTCCATGTTTCATCTTGTTCAATCAATTTTTCTCTATCTTTTAACAAAGGAATAGAATCAAGATATTGTTCTTCTCCAAGAAGCTCACAGAACTTAAATAAAACATAATAATAGTTCAAAAAATTGACGCGATAATCAGGGCAAGTTTTAGCATAAGGTGATTGAATTTCCATAAAAAGATTACACAATGTTTCTTCTAATTCGGGACTAAAAACAGGTGGTTTAAGACCTAATTTATTTTTAATAAATGCGATATGTTCATAATATTTATTAAATCCCAGTTTCTTTAAAATCTCTTTGGTTTTGTAATGTGTTAGTTGTTCAAGACTAATACGTTCTTTTTTAATTTGTAAATGTATCTGGTCAATTACATCATCCGGAATTTGAGTTGTTTCTTTGCCTTGAAACTGAGCAAGAATTTCTTTAAAATGATTTATTTTTTTATAGGCATAAAAACACACCTCTTTGGGTGGCTCTTTGTAAGATGGCTTTTCATTTTCAATAAGATAAGGAATATTGACAGCACATACGTTACAAATAAGAACACCTTCATCATCGAGAGGAATAAGTTCACCTTTAAAACAATGCTGACATATATCAGTAGATCTAACAAATGAATTCATATCAATAAAAGTTTCATCGATATTGCTGAGATATTTTTGAACTATATTTTTGTTTCTATTTTCAGTAACATTTTCTTCTTGATTAGTGTTTTGAATTTTGAAGAAATTAAAAAGTATTTGATTTTTAGAAGATACTGATTTGTTAGTTGAAGAATTGGATACTGTATCAATATTATTGATATTTTTTTTGTTTTCAAAATATTCAAAAATAAATTTAGAATTATCTAAAAAATAATTATTTTTCTTGCCTTTAAGTTCTTTAATAGTTTCATCAATCTCTTTGATACGATCTTTCATATCCATAATTTGATCAATATTTGTTTTATCAAGTAGTTCTATTTCTTTTTTTAAATCGACCCTTTCTTGTTTTAATTTAGGTATAGTATCAAATTCATTCTTGTCAAATTCATTTATAAACTCTTTGTGCTTTCCATCCAAAGTAGTAGTATATTTTTTACAAATACGGATTTTTTTGTTAGATTTAGGCTTGAAACTAGGCATAATATATTAAAGAGTCATTTATTATTTAATTTGAAATTTTTAAAAAGATATAATAAATTTATTCATTGGTTTAAAGACAAATAAAAGTTTCAAATAATATATTAAAGAATGAATGTCCCAACAGATATATTAGTTAATTTGAACATTAAAAATAATTTAGACGCAGAAATAGATCAAATAAAATTTAAGAAGATGGTGTTTTTATACAATGCTTTAGATAATGGTTGGTCTATCAAAAAAAAACAAAATTCTTATATTTTTACAAAAAATCATGAAGGTAAAAAAGAAATATTCGATGAAGGATATTTGGCCATATTTATGAAAGACAATTCAAACATTAATAATATATTGTCGTAATATGTAGGTTGTGAATTAAATTAATAAAAACAATTAATTTAATTTTAGGAAATTTTTTTTCTTTAGGGATATTATAAAATGGGAGGTGGTTTAATGCAACTCGTGGCTTACGGCGCTCAAGACGTTTACCTTAAAAGCCTGTAGGGTAGAAAAACATCAGGGAATATCGAAAAAATAAGATATTCATAAAGCCTTATATGGATCCAATTTAGGACCATTGATGTTAATCAGGGATTTAAATCATAGTGAATTTAAAAGAATAACCCTGGTAAGAAAATCAAACTGCTTGAAACCCCTAAAGCTTATTCTACTAAACAATTTTTGTGAAAAAATTGTGGCCAAGATAAAAACCTTGGGTATAGTAAAAATGAATAAGATGAATTGAACTAACAAGTTCGATAAAATGGGCAATGAGCATCCAAGCTTCTTTAAATGAAATAAAAATAATAATTAAAACAATATAAATATAAAATACAAACATAGCATATAAATAAATGTCTTGCGAAAAGTTATTACAAGAAGACAAAATATGCGACAAATGTGAAATAAATTATCCAATTACCAATTACAGAAAATATAATGAAGATAAATTTGGAAGAACATGTAAAAAATGTTTAAACGAATTAGATAAAACAAGAAAGAAAATTCTAAGACAAAAAAACGCTGAAAATACAATTGCGAAATGTGAAAAATGTCAAGAAGAAAAGGCATTAAATCAGTTTTCAAAATTGAAGAAGTTTTATAAAAAAAAGATATGTCTTTCTTGTTATCCAAAATTTTTAACAGAACAAAAAACGGCGTGGTGCAAAAAAGAACATAATACAAATATGAATTATAGAATAAAAAAATCTTTAGCAGCTCGTTTAAGAACAGTTCTTGTAAAAAATGATACAACCATGAATTATGTTGGATGTAATATTCAATATTTAAGAGAATGGTTTGAATATAACTTCACAAATGAAATGAATTGGGATAATTATGGTACATATTGGTCAATTGATCATATTATACCTGTTTGTAAATTTGATTTAACTTTAGAAGATGAAAAATTTAAATGCTGTAACTGGTCTAATTTAATGCCTGTAACAGTAAAATTTAATTCATCTAAAAAAGAAATTGATATGAATCAAATAAATTATATTTTAAATAAATTAGAAAAATTTAAAGAAGAAGGTTCAACGACTAAATGGTTTTCGTGTGAATTTATATTAAATAAAGAACTTGCTTTAATGAAATAAAAATGAAAGCAAATATGAATTCACCTTAAGATATAGTCTAATCCTTATTGAAAGATAAGGTAGAGGAATTGTACAGGAAATCCTCAGATCACCTTTTGGAAGGTGACTTACAGACGTTACACTAACTTTGCTATTGAATCAATCGAGCAAACTTTCAACGGACAAGCTGACTTCGGTCGTCGTGTTCAATGCGTGATCAGCCGCAACGGTGATCTCGCTTACCGCACTTATCTTCAGGTTACTCTCCCCGAGATTAATCAGCTCATGGGCATTGCTTCCTTCGCCGTAGGTGTTGGTTCCGGTGTGTATGCTCGTTGGTTGGATTTCCCCGGTGAGCAACTTATTGCCCAAGTTGAGGTAGAGATTGGTGGTCAACGAATTGATCGTCAATATGGTGACTGGATGCACATCTGGAACCAACTTACCATGACTGCTGAGCAACAACGCGGCTACTTCAAGATGATTGGTAACACTACCCAGCTTACCTTCATCACCGATCCCTCTTTCTCTGAGGTTGACGGTCCTTGCGACTCCTTGGCTCCTCGTCAAGTGTGCGCCCCCCGTAATGCTCTTCCTGAGACCACCCTTTACGTGCCTCTCCAATTTTGGTTCTGCACCAACCCTGGTCTTGCGTTGCCCCTCATAGCTTTGCAATACCATGAAGTCAAGATCAACCTTGATATCCGTCCTATTGACGAGTGCTTGTGGGCTGTTACCACTTTGAGCTGCAACTCTGGAACCCAGACCTCTGGATCTGTGACTGCTGCTAACCAATATGCTCCTGGCCGCCCTGTTCCCGCTGCTATTGCTTACAATCAATCTTTGGTTGCTGCTTCTTTGTATGTTGACTACATCTTCTTGGACACGGACGAGCGCAGACGTTTCGCCCAAAATCCTCACGAATATTTGATCACCCAACTCCAGTTCACTGGTGATGAGTCGGTCGGATCTTCCTCGAACAAGATCAAGCTCAACTTCAACCACCCCGTGAAGGAGCTTATCTGGGTTGTTCAACCCGATCAAAACGTGGATTATTGCTCATCTTTGGTGTGTGATGCCCTTTTGTTCAAGGTTCTAGGTGCTCAACCTTTCAACTACACTGATGCTATTGATGCTCTCCCTAATGCTATCCATGCTTTCGGTGGACCTGCCGCAGTTGCTGCTGATAGCCGAGCTTTCATTGATGCCCGTGGTCTTTTCGATGATGCTGGTGCTCTTGATTACGATATCCCTCCTGGTTTCACAGGATACTGGCACGGACCCAACAATCCTTACAACGTGCCTAACTTGGGAGGTGTTTCTGAGCCTATTTCCACTCAAACTATTGGTGGCAATGCTGGTCTCCTTGCTCAACTCCAAGGTGGCGTTGACCCTGTTGCCCTTGCTGCGCTTGTTGCTGCTCAAGGCACTTCTGGACATCTTGATAATTCCACTGTTTCTGATGCCGGAACCTTCGTGATGACTGAGACCTCTTTGGACTTGCATTGCTGGGGCCAAAACCCCGTTGTCACTGCCAAGCTCCAACTCAATGGACAAGATCGTTTCTCTGAGCGTGAAGGATCTTACTTCAGCTGGGTGCAACCTTACCAGGCTCACACTCGTTGCCCTGATGAGGGAATTAACGTGTATTCTTTTGCTCTCCGCCCTGAGGAACACCAACCCAGCGGTACGTGCAACTTCTCTCGTATAGATAACGCTACCCTCCAACTTGTTCTTTCTAACGCCACAGTTGAGGGCACCAAAACCGCCAAAGTGCGTGTTTATGCTACCAACTACAACGTGTTGCGTATTATGTCTGGCATACTTAAAGCCTGTGCCAAACAGTTGGCTGCCATATTAGATATTTGCTTACTAATATGGATAAACAGTGTAAAGCAAATATACATTCAAAAACAACAGAATGTATTATATAACCAGCTAGTCTCTTTGTGACTATTAAGTCATTTTGAGGCAACATTTCTAAATTGCAGGAACATCCTTAAAGCCTTTTCTACTACTTTGTTGATCGAAAGTTTAACAAATACCCAGGGTAATGACCTCGGGCATAGTAATAACGAAAAGGATTGGACAATCCGCAGCCAAGCTCCTAAGTGCGCTATCGCAAGCATATGGAGAAGGTTCAGAGACTATAATGGAATGGGTCTGAGAAAGTTAGCAACTTTTGATGATGACTTAAGGGATAGTCCATGCTCAAATAGAAATATTTGGGTCGGTTGTATGCTTGCCGGGGCGGCTTAGCGTACTCCAATTAAGTAAACTGAAATACAAATTTTTAATAAAAAATAACTTAAATAATCATTTAATATTAATAATATTAATATTAAACAACTTAAAGACAAGAGTATATGCTACTATATACAATAATGAACACATTAGATCAATCTGATATAAAGTTAGATAATGAAAAGCATCTAAGTAGGTTTAAAATGGCACCACCTAGTCCATCTTATATAGCCGGATTTATAGATGGTGATGGTTGTATTTTTATAAGAAAAATAAAAGGAGGTTTTCAATCAGGAATAAATATTTCTCAATGTAGAACAAATATACTACAAGTTATTCGATATCATTTTGGAGGAAGTATAACAATAAATGCTAGTAGAAATAATAAAGTTGATAATATAATGAATGAAAACCAAGAAACAATTCATAAATATAATATAAGAAACCAATATTCACTTACAATAAGAAGTAATGAATATGCTTCACTTTTAGATTATATAAAATGCTCTAATATAATTAAAGAACCACAATTTAATGCGTTATATCAATTTAGTAAAATTTGCAATCAACAAAACATCATTGAAAAAAAACAAGAATTATATGATTTGTGTTTAAATAAAAAAACTATATTTGAATATGACATTTCTAGATTAAATATCGAATATATTCAAGGGTTATTTGATGCCGAAGGATGTATTTATATTGATATTAAAAAAATGTCTAGATTTAAAATATCAATTACACAAAAAACACATCCTCAAATTTTAATAGAAATTCAAAAGTTTTTAGGATTTGGAAAGGTAAACTCAGAAAATAAATATGTTATATATAATACATCAGATTGTTTAAAATTTTTAGAACTAATGAAACCTGGTGTAATTGTAAAATATAATCAAGTTATCGCATTTGAAACTTTCTTAAATGTATCTGACCAATTTACTAAACATGAAATGTATAAAATTTGTAATAAAGAAAAACATCAAATTGAACATTTTACTGATTTAAATCAGAACGCAGAGGGAAAAAAAGAATTTCATAAATTAATATCAATTCAACCTCTGGAAGATATAAAAAAAGAAACCAACATTTTATCTTATTTAAAACAAGTGTATAAGGAAAAATCAGAGAAAATGACAGGATCAAGAAATCATAATTTTGGTAAAGAATTTTCAGAAGAACATAAAAAAAATATGTCTAATGCGATACGTGATGCAAAAGGGGGTGTTAGTGATGAAACTATTTTAGAAGTAAGAAAACTTGTTAAAGAAGGTAAAACAAATATTGAAATACAAGAAATGCTACATTTGTCAAGACATAATGTAACAAGAATAAAATGTGGAAATATTATTTGTAGAACAGAAGAAAAGGTAGTTAAATATAAAACAACCCAAGAAGAACGTAATATTGCGAAACGTAAAATAGCTTTAGATGAAATTTTTATTGTAGTTGATAAATTGATTAAAAATGAAAAACCTACTGTAATATTGGAGTTTTTAAATGATAGGCGACATAGTTATAAAAATTATGATTATTTAAATATTGATGTTATAAAAAATATTAAACGAAATATAAATCAAAACATAATTCCTTTTTATGAATCAGAAATGTCTGTAGAAGATTATACATATTATAAAAATATTATTGAAGAATATAGTATTTCATTTAATAAAATATAAATATTTATTTTCTATTATAAATAATGGAGAATATAAAAAAAAATACCAAAGTAAATTATAATCTAATAAAATCTGAAAGAAGAGCTAACAAAAGAACCGATAAACGCGCTATAACTGGAGAAGAAGTTATTTTTATTTTTGAAAAAGTTCTGGAAGGTTGGAAAACTATTAAAATTTTTAATACAATTATTCAAACAAATACATCTTCTTCTGCTGATAAAAAAATAGTAGAAACAGTTTCTACAGGAAATTGTAAACTATATCCTAATGAATTATCTAAAGAAAAATATGATTATTATTTAGAACTTAGAGCTATGGTTTATAATTTTCATAATAACCAAAAACAATTATAAATATAATCATTTAAAAACAATAATTCAAATACTTATATATGTCTCTTAATCCTGTAATTGTAATTTTTGGTGCGAATGGATGGATCGGATCTAAGGTATACGACTTGTTAGTTACTTCTAATAAACAAATAACAGTACATAAGGCACAATCTAGAGCAGATGACACTGTGGCAGTGGAAAATGAACTTAATAATTTAAGTAATGTAGTCAATATTATGAGTTTTATTGGCCGAACCCATGGAACCTATGAAGGAGAAACAATTGGCACAATTGATTACTTGGAGAAGCCTGGTAAGCTAGTTGAAAACATGCGAGACAATTTATTTTCACCATTGGTATTAGCTGAAATTTGTAAGAAACGCAATATTCATTTCACTTATCTTGGAACAGGATGTATTTTTGACTACGATGAGACACATCCTTTAGACACAGGATTTGTTGAAAGTGATAAGCCTAATTTCTTCGGCTCTTCTTATTCAATTGTAAAAGGATATACGGATAGATTAATGCAAACTATTTATAATAATAGCGCATTAAATGTTAGAATACGAATGCCTATTACAGATGAAATTAATCCACGCAATTTTATAACAAAGATAACAAATTATACAAAAATATGCTCGATTGCGAATTCAATGACAGTTTTAAATGATTTGTTACCAATTTTAATTGAAATGGCTTTAAATGGTCAAGTGGGAACAGTTAACCTAACAAATCCAGGAACAATATCTCACAATGAAATTTTAGAAATGTACAAACAAATAGTAGACCCAAATTTTACCTGGTCAAATTTCTCTATTGAAGAACAGAATGCTATTTTAGCATCAAAAAGATCTAATAATTGTTTAAATACGGAGAAGTTAGAAAGCATTATGTCTGTTAAAGATATCAAGACGTCTGTTAAAGATATTATGATTTTAATGAAGGAAAAACAATCTAAGGTATAAATTTCTAACATTTTGTTAGTTTAATGGCGTTATAATATAATAAATATTTTGTATAATATATTTATTATGAAATTGTTAGTTACAGGTGGATGTGGATTTATTGGATCCAATTTTATTAATTATTATTTTAAAGAAAATCCTGATGCTACTATTGTTAATATAGATGCGATGTATTATTGTGCCGCTGAAACTAATATTTCTGAAAGTGTAAGAACTTCAGAACGTTATCATTTAGTAAAAGGCAATATAAGTTCATTTGATTTGATTGCCAATATTTTAAATATTTATCAGGTTGATACAGTAATTCATTTTGCTGCTCAATCACATGTTCAAAATTCATTTGACAATGCGTTACAATATACACATGATAATGTAGTTGGAACCCATACATTATTAGAAGCTTGTCGAAAATATAGTAAAATAAATCGTTTCATTCATATTTCAACTGATGAAGTTTATGGCGAATCAATGTTATCCGAAGATGAAGAAAAAAAGCACGAAGGTTCAATTCTGTGTCCAACTAATCCATATGCGGCGACAAAAGCGGCGGCTGAATTAATCGCAAAATCATATTATCATTCTTTTAAAATGCCAATTATTATCACTAGAGGGAACAACGTTTACGGTCCCAATCAATATCCTGAAAAATTAGTGCCACGATTTGTTGAATTACTTTTAAACAACAAACAAGTCACCATTCAAGGAGATGGGTCCAATGTGCGTGCCTTTTTACACGTTAATGATGTATGTAGTGCTTTAAAATTAGTATTAGAAAAGGGGGAAATTGGCGAGATTTATAATGTAGGAAGTGACGACCAACACGAATATACTGTTACACAAATAGCTCATATATTAATTGACAAAATTATTCCAGAAACAGATGAAAAAAAATATGACAACTGGATTACGTATATTGAAGATAGACCATTTAATGATAAACGATATTATATTAGTAATCAAAAAGTGAAAAATCTAGGTTGGATTATTGAAACCGATTTTGATAAAGGATTAGATGAGTTGATTCATAAAATGAAACAAAAATGATAATAAAAAATAATTTAATTTAATATTATTTTTTATTTACTTTATTATTATTTATTTATTATAATTTAAATATATTATATTGTTATACTATTTCACATTTTTGAATTAAATAGCTTATTCATATTTATTACTTCTGGCTTATCAGTTGACGCAAATTTGGTAAACAATGTTTTAATTTGTTCATCATCTCTAAAGCGTGCGCTGTATTCTTGTTGTATATTATTTCTACCAATTCGGCCTAATGCTTGAATAATTTTCTCTTGAGTAAGACCTAAATCTTTGCTCAAATAGCCGTGACAAAACTGATAATTGGTTCCGTAGATATAGTCACTATTCGCAATAATCATATATAGACGCTGTGTGTCTGCCAGTTTTTTCATTATCTCTGTATACTCTGAACTATTATGGTTCGCAAATACTCCAATGCCTAATAGCAATAAAACTTTCCAGCTATCATCTACATTATTTAATGATAGAATAGCAACAACATCATCTTCATTTACATTGCTTGTAAAAGAGTTTACTGTATTCATTTTTTCTGCCCATTTTTCCTTATGGACACTTCTATTGGGAATAAATAAATCATTTAATGTAGCACTCTTAATCATTTGAGTAAGCATTGTTAACTGCTCTTTTAATTTTATAATTTCTTCATCTTTTGATTTGTCTAACTTATCTCCAGCAGCTTTTTCTTTTTTTTTGCCATCTTTTTTATTGGATGCGTCTCCCGAACTACCCATTTTTTTACTCATTTGATCCTCTGCGGTTTTCAATTGATCTTCGATACTATCTATTTTTTGGGTTACTTGATTATTAAAATCTATTTTATCTTGAATATCTTTCATCACACTTGCTGGAATATTTGCTTGCTGAATACAAA